GGTCAACATGAGCGCAGAATAGCCTCAGTTATGCACCTTTTTAAAAAGGCAGTTCCGGTTCCGGTTTAATAATAAAAAAATATATGATAAATGAGAAAAAAAAGAAAATACAAGATATTGAAATTACTCAACTTGAGTTGGCTGAAATTCTTAATCTTTCAATTAAAAGAATATATGAATTATCGGAACTGGATATTTTGGATCACAGTCCCAGGGGTAAATATAATTTAAAGAAGTCAGTTCAAAAATATATTAATTATAGAATTGAATATGAAAGAAATATTTGGGGGGACATAGATAAAGAAGCCAAAAGGGCGAGGCGAGAAAAGGAAATTGCAGAAGCTGAATTAAAGAGAATAGATGTTCAAATTAAAGAAATTGATCTTGATGTCCTTAGAGGTAAATTGATACCTATTGATAAAGTTATTGAAGACGATCAGAAAATTATCAGTTTGGTTAGAACCAGAATATTGGCGATTTCAGCAAAAGTTGCGCCGCTTTTAATTGGACTCCGTTCAATTAAGAGGATTAAAACAATCATTGATCCGGAATTACATGAAGCATTAAATGAATTATCAAGGATAAAAAAAGTTTGAATTATATAGCAGAACGAACAAAAATATTCAAGTCGCCACCCATGCTAAAAGTTTCGGAGTGGGCGGATAAATATCGAGTCCTTTCTTCCAAGGCATCGGCGGAGCCCGGGAGATGGCATACGTCCCGCGCGGAATATCAGCGCGGTATAATGGATGCCATCAATGATCCGGACATCGAACAGGTGGTGGCAATGACCTGCGCCCAGATCGGGAAGACGGAGACACTCGGAAATATCATCGGTTATTTTATTTCCCAGGATCCGGCTCCGATCCTGGTCATACAGCCTACTCTGGAAATGGCGATGACCTGGTCAAAGGACCGGTTTACGCCAATGATCAGGGATTGTGATATCCTGAAGGGAAAAATAAAAGAATCAAAAACCAGGGATTCAGATAATACGATTCTTCATAAATCATTCCCGGGTGGTCACGTTACGATATGCGGCGCCAATTCTCCGGCATCGCTGGCATCCCGGCCGATCAGAGTGGTCTTGTGTGATGAGATTGACAAGTATCCGCCCAGCGCCGGCAGCGAAGGAGATCCGGTCAGCCTGGCGCTTAAAAGATCGGCGACATTCTGGAACCGGGTAAATCTTCTTATTTCAACCCCAACCGTAAAAGGTTTGAGCCGTATAGAGGCAGCCTGGGAAGAATCGGACCAGAGAAGATTTTTCGTTTCCTGTCCTAAATGCAAAAAAACGCAATTTTTAAAATGGTCAAATATCGCTTGGTTAAAAGACGATGACGGAAAAAACCTGCCGCATACAACTAAATATAAATGCGAATTTTGCGGGAACTTGTGGGATGATGCCAAACGCTGGAATGCCATAAGACATGGCCAGTGGCAGATAACCAGAAAAACTCCGGAACAGAATCTTGTCGCCGGTTTTCATTTGAATGAAATCTATTCTCCCTGGATACGATTAAGTGAGATGGTTTCAAATTTTTTAAAATCAAAAGACAATCCGGAAATGTTGAAAGCATTTGTCAATACTTCCCTGGGAGAAACCTGGGAAGAGGAAGGCTTTAAATTAAGCGAAATGGATCTATATGCCAGGCGTGAAAAATATAAGGCCCCGGTACCTAAAGGTGGACTTGTTTTGATAGCCAGCGTTGACGTCCAGGATGATAGATTAGAAGGCGAAATCGTTGCCTACGGTGAAGGGGAGGAATCCTGGGGAATCGAATATTTTATTATCCACGGGGATCCGGGAAGGCGAAGGGTATGGGATGACCTGGACAGGAAACTGGCCTCAACTTACAGACATGAGGATGATCTTGAATTGAGAATTGCCTGCACGTGCATAGATTCCGGCGGCCATTTTACTAATCAGGTATATGCATTTTGTAAGGGTAAGGAATTCCGGAGGATTTATGCGATTAAAGGAGCGAACACACCGGGAAAGCCGATTGTTTCCCGGCCGTCAAAATCAAATAAAGCCCGGATTAAATTATTTACCGTCGGTACCGATACGGCAAAGGAATTGATTTTTTCCAGGCTAAAAATGAAGGATCCCGGGCCTGGATATATGCATTTTCCCAAAGGTTATGATGATGAATATTTCTCCCAGCTAACCGCGGAAAAGGCAACGACGAAATATACCAGGGGATTTCCGCATAGGGTATGGGTAAAAAAACCGGGCCAGCGCAATGAAGCTCTGGATATTAGAGTTTATAACCTGGCAGCATTGATTATCTTGAATCCAATGTTCAAGAAGATTGCCGAAAGTTTTTCCAGGAAGAAAAAAACAAAAGAAGATCCGGAGATAGTCACTAAAAAATCTAATACAGTAAAAAGACCCAGGCGGAAAAACAGCTGGGCTTATGGCTGGAAAACATGAATAGATCAAATGATAATGGACGGGGAGGAAGACCGAAAACCGATAATCCGAAAGTACATCTCCCGCGGGTGAAATGTTATCAAAATACTCTGACGGGAATGGAAAAAATTGCCCGTAAAAAGGAAAGAAATTTAAGTGATGTTTACCAGGAAGCACTTGATTTTTACCTTCGCATGGAAGAAAAAAGCGGTTTATCCGTCACATTATGATAAAAAGTGAACTTTTTTTAAACTTTTTTTAATCTGCATCTAGTTTTAGGGTACCCAAAAACCTCATATAGGGGGTTTTTGGGTACCCCAAAACCTCCCAAAACTCCCTTTTTTGACCACTTTTTAACTTTTTTTCAAAAAAAATCAGGTCTAAGTCCTTAAAAAACAGATGTCATTTTGCTTGCTAGTTTTGGGGTACCCAGATATTCAGGGTTTTGCAATAGTATATTATGGGCAAACCATTTTGAGGACTATATGGCCTGGACCATTGAAGACTTGCAAACGCATATCAGCGCAATCGAATCATTCATCGCCGGACGTATTACATCGGACGTGGAAAATTATTCCATCGCCGGCCGCCAGATAACAAAAATCCCGATCACAGAATTAATGGATCTCAAAGACCGATTAAAAAGGGAATTAAATAATCTGAAAGTTAAAGAAAATGTAAAACTGGGATTGGATAATCCGAGAAAAATTCTGGTAAGGTTTTGAGGTAATTACCTTTGATGATAGATAAAATATTAAAGAGGCTCGGCTATTCCAAAATGCGCCGGAGAAATTTCAGCGGTGCGAATACAGGCAGGCTTTATTCATCCTGGCCCTCAACCAGTTATTCCGCCGATGCTGAATTAAGGAATGATTTACGGGCGCTGCGGGCCAGGAGCCGGGAACTTGCCAATAATAATGATTATGCAAAGAAGTTTATCCGTATGGTAAAAACAAATGTTATCGGACAGAATGGGATCCGCCTGCAGAGCATAGCCAAAACCGATAATAATAAGCCCGATCAATTAGCCAGAATTAAAATCGAGGAGGGATTTGATTCCTGGTCTAAAAAAGGGATCTGCGAGATATCCGGAAAGTATTCATTCCGTGATGTCCAGAACCTGGTGATGGGTTCCACGGCCAGGGACGGTGAAGTTCTGGTGCGTTTTATTCGGAAAGTAGATAACGATTTTGGATTCGCTCTTCAGCTTTTAGAAGCCGATCATTTGGATGACAGATATAATGACACCAGACCAAATGGAAATAAGGTTAAGATGGGTATCGAATATAATGAATGGAACCGGCCGGTAAGATACTGGATCCATCCGAGTCATCCTGGCGATTTGTTTTTTACCCAATCCTATGGCGAGAGGATTCCTGTTGATGCCAATGATATGCTTCATATTTTCCTTCCCATCCGGATCAGCCAGGGAAGGGGAATACCCTGGATGCATGCCGCCCTTACCCGTCTGAATATGATCGGCGCCTATGAAGAAGCAGAACTGGTTGCAGCGCGAATGGGAGCTGCAAAAAACGGTTTTTATTATTATGAAAAAGGAGAAGGGGAAGGTGAATATCCCGGAGATGATACGACGGAAGAGGGTGGCCAAGGTAGCCCGATCCAGGAGGCGGAAGCTGGTCATTATGAGTTATTGCCCTATGGTCTGAGATTTAAAGAAAATGATCCTCAGCATCCGACAACAGCTTATAAGGATTTTATTAAGGCGCTACTCCGGGGAATCGCCTCCGGGGTAGATGTCAGTTATAATTTTTTGTCCAATGATTTAGAGGGTGTCAATTATTCCAGCATTCGAGCCGGTGTCCTGGATGAAAGGGATGTTTGGCGGGATATCCAGGCCTGGATATCAGAACATTTTCACCAGGTTGTTTTCGAAAAATGGCTGGAGATGGCAATATTGACCGGCGCCGTGAAACTTACTTTCAGGGATTTCGATCGCTGGATCCAGACCAGATGGCAGCCGCGGGGATGGCAGTGGGTTGATCCCCTAAAAGATTCCATGTCAACCATTAACGAAATAAAGGCCGGATTAAAAACCGGTTCGATGGCAGCTGCCGAGAAGGGCTTAGATCTTGAAGAGACTTATCAGCAATTATCTTATGAGGAAGAGCTGCGAAAAAAGTATGGTATTAAAGTCAGTTATGATCTGGATTTATTGGAAACACTGGCAAAAATACAAGAAACATTGGAAAAAATAGAGGTCCAAAATGAAAAAAATTAAAGAACTTGAACTTCCGGTTCAACGGATATATTCCCAGATCAGGAAAGAAGATATTGACGAGGAAAATCGCATAGTCAATATGACTTTTTCAAGTGAATTCAAAGTTGATAGATGGTGGGGAAAGGAAATATTGGATCATTCTCCCGGAGCGGTGAGACTGGACCGGCTGCGCACAGCAGGTCCACTCCTGGTAATGCATGAGAGAGCCAAACAGGTGGGCGTGATCGAAGGTGCAGAGATAGGCTCTGACCGGCGCGGTCATGCTAAAGCACGTTTTGGTAAGTCGTCTTATGCGGAAGAAATCTTTCAGGACGTGAAAGATGGAATCAGGAGAACTACTTCGACCGATTACAGAATTCACGAAATGATTCTGGAAAAAAAGAGTGATGAAGGTCTGGATGAATATCGGATAACCGATTGGGAGCCTGTTGAAATTTCCCTTGAACCTACGCCCGCCGATATAACGGTAGGAGTGGGCAGATCCGAAGATCCGGAAGGTAAAAAGTATAAAGTTAAAATTATAAACAGGAGGAACTTTGAAATGACTGAAGAAGAAAGAAAACAAATCCAGGAAGAAGAGCGCGCAAAAGTGGTCGCAACCGCGGAGGCGGATAAAAAGAAAAAAGATGAAGAAGCCCGGGTAAAAGCCGATGCGGACAAGGCGATTGAAGATACGCGGAAAACGGAAGCGGAAAGAGCCATCGAAATAATTGCGATCGGTGAGCAATTCAATATGCGCGACGAAGCCTTAAAAGCGGTCAAAGATGGAACGATCGTCGATAATTTCCGAAAAGTAGCCATGGATAAACTGGTCTCGGAAAAGCACATCGATACGACCATGGGTACCATAGGCTTGACCGAAAAAGAGATCAAGAATTACTCTTTTTTCCGTGCCGTCGAGGCGCAAATAAAAAAAGACTGGACCAAGGCGGGATTCGAACGGGAATGCAGCATTGAACTGGCCAAGAAGTTGGGCAAAGAACCGCGTGGTTTTTATGTTCCCGATGATATTCTGGTACGTTCAGATCTACTTTATGCCAAACGTACCATTACCAAGACGGGAGCGCCGGGATTGGTCGGTACCGAGCATCTGGCCGGTAGTTTTATCGATTTGCTCCGGACCAGGACCGCCGTCATTGAATTGGGAGCGCTGACCCTTACAGGATTAGTCGGAGATATCAGCATACCGAAACAGATCGGGGCGGCGACCGGACACTGGATTACCGAAGGAGGCGATACGACCCCAAGTACACCGGCATTCGGAACACTGGCCATGGGCCCCAAAACAGTGAGTGCGCGTGTGGATATTACCCGGAGAATGCAGATCCAATCCAGCCCGGCCGTTGAAGCTTTAACACTGACTGATATTGTTAACGTTTTATCCCGGTTGATAGATTTGGCCGCCCTTGCGGGAACCGGGCTTTCCGGCCAGCCGACAGGAATATTGAATACATCCGGGATCGGAGATGTTATCGGTGCATCACTTGATTGGGGTGCGATCGTGGAATTTGAAACGGACGTGGCTGAAGCCAATGGTGATGTCGGTTCGATGGCTTATCTTACCCGGGCATCGGTGAATGGGATTTTAAAAACCAGGGAAAAATCAGCGAACACGGCAGAATTCCTGCAGAAAGATGGAGCGATGAACGGATATCCAGTAAAGGTTTCTAACCAGGTACCGGCAGCTACGATGATATTCGGTGTATGGAGCCAGATCCTGATCGGATTCTGGTCCGGGCTTGATATTAAACTGGATGAAGTGACACTCGGCGATTCCGGTGGTCTGGTGGTCCGCGCTTTCCAGGATGCCGATATCGGCGTGCGCCATGCCGCAGCCTATTCGGCTTCCGATGATATCGATTGATAATATCGGTTGATGTGCGGCTTTTAATAAAAGAAAAATAGAAAAACGATTCTATACCAGAGGAGGTATGTCTGATGAAATTATTCAAATATTCATTTATTGTTCTGGCTATTCTGCTGATCCTGGCGGGCCAGTCCTTTGCTGGCAGTACCTATTATGATCAAGATGTCAGTGAGATCCAGAGGCCGGGGAAGCTTCTGTATTATGGGACTGTCACGTTCTCGGACAGCGGAACCGGCACGATTTACTATACCCAGGCATTTTATATCGGCGGTGTCAATACGGCTTATGGCCTGGGACGTTTTATATGTTCCGAGGCAGGTGTGGAAGATGTTAATGTATTTGTTGAGTACTCCATGGATGCCGAAACCTGGGTAGCAGGTACGACAGACACAGATCTCGATGCTGTCGGAACAACTGCTGTAATAGATACTTTTGGTCTCGTTCGGGGAGTTGATCAATTACTTTATTCCACCTGGCTTTTTATGCGTTATGAGTTTTTGGCCGGGCAGGCTATAGGATCCACGACTTTGACCTGGAGTGTTGCCTTTACAAAACCTTCCGGTCTTGAATATAGGGATCTGGCAATAATAAAAGATACACAATAAAACGGATTCTTATTGATAACTAAAAAAAACAGCGCCGGTTTAATTTCCGGCGCTTATTTAAAATTAAAAAATATCAAGGAGTTTCAAATGGCTGACAAAAAAATTGATATAACGGTTACCCGCAGATTCAGATATGAAGGCAAGAAAATAGAACCAGGAAAATATCTGACGGTTGAACGGCATTTTGCCAATGAAATGATCAGTGCTTCCAAGGCTGTTGAAGGGCATGTTAAATTAAAAGATGAACCCAAAAAACCGGCTGCTTAAATAGAATTCGAATCTTTAATTTATCATGACTATAAATGAGCAGATTTTAAGTGATCTCGATGCGATTTTTACCGATGGTCTGACAATCGATATTACCCATACTTACAACGGCGGTGAGTCCAGTGAAACATTGAAGGCGTTCTTTGACCGATCATATGGAGTGGCTCTGCAGGAGGGTGTGGGAATCGAATCAGCGAGTCTATCGATATTAATCAGAACATCAGAGGTAGGAAATATTGATAGAGACAGTGAATTTACAATCCAAGATACTACTTATTATGTCATTGAAAATCAAGGAGATGATCAGGGTGTGACACGAATATTAATCAGTGAGGACAAGGTCTGATGTCAAAACGGCAAGAAATAATGGATTTGGTTGATGCTAAATTTAAAACAATATCTATTGCAAAAGGATTTAGTTCTGATTTGGGAAATAATGTATTTGAATTTAGGGATTCACCTATCGCTGATGAAGAATTACCGGCATTGTCATATGGGGATATATCTGATGATATTAATGATGAAGAGACGGGAAACCATAATCTTAATCTTGATGTTGAAATTTCTGCCACCGGTTCAACTAGTCCAGCGGCCATGCGTGAAATGATACAAGATGTTCTTACTGCGTTTGCGCCGAAGAAAGCTGATTCAGCATTAAGAGCCTTAATTATCGGAGCTGCGTATCTTGGCTCTGATATGTTTATAGAGCATGAGAAAAAGAAATATATGAAGTCGAGAATAACATTTGAGATTTCATATCAAACAGATGACTGGGATATCTGAATGAATTTTGATTTTCATTTATTACAGTTAATAATAATCATTGTAGTCAATATTGTTTTGGTAACCGGAGCCTACTGGAAATTAAAAAACGATATTAATGAACGGCCGCAATATCAAAAAGTTGAGGAAATGATTAAAAGAGATACGATAAAAGAAAGAAGAGTGGAAGAGATAGTGAACCGGGATTCATTCCCAAAGGGTGACGGTCAAGTATTGCTTTCTAAAATGGAGGGTCTTGAGAAGGCATTAAATATTATTTCGGAAAAGTTAGATTCATATTTTAAACCACGAAAGGATATATCATGAATTTTAATTGGAAGTATTTTATTTATGACCTGTTTAAGGTCGGGGTACCAATTCTGGTAGGTGCTCTTCTTCCGGAGACAGCTCCCCAGGTTGAAATCATTTCAGTTGCATTGTATATATTCGCCGCTGTCCTGGGCATCGATGCGATAAAGAAAACAGCTGTTTCTTTAAAAAAGTAAAATGCAACTGACGGAGAATTTTTTCCTCAAGGAATTTGTTTTCTCTCCCACGGCGGCCAGAATGGGCGTTGATAACTATCCTGGCCCGCGGGAGATTGCCGCCATCGATGCACTCTGTGACGAAGTTTTGCAGCCATTGCGCAACCGGTATGGCAAACCGGTATATATAGTCAGTGGATTTCGCAGTCTGGCGCTGAATTCCATTATACCAGGTGCCGCTAAAAACAGCCAGCATATGGACGGGGAAGCGGCAGATCTGGACACGGTCAATGATAATCATATATTATTTGAAATTATAAAGAATGAACTGGGATTCGATCAATTGATCTGGGAACACGGAGACGATGAAACACCGGACTGGGTGCATGTTTCATATAAGGCCGACGGTAATAACCGCCGGGAAATATTAAAGGCGTACAGGGATGAATACGGGATGCATTATGCTAAAGTTTCTTAAAATAATATTTTTGATTTTTGTACTGGTTTCATGTACCACGAAAATTATAAAAAAGGATATCGTTACTGAGATCCGCGATGTGGAGATTGCCTCCGATCACGCCGGCATAAAAGACACAGTGGACTTATCCGATATTTCAAAGGAATGGTATATTAAAGGTTATATTTCCGATTCAACGCCCGTGAAAATCGAAATCCCCAAACGCATTAATTTGCCTAAAAAGAAGGAAACAATTCAGATCAATAAGAGCACGTCAGTGGGACTGGAAATCTCTACAAGCATTGATTCCGGCCAGGTGATTCATGATATCGAGGTTACAAAAGTCGCTTACCAGGAATCGACGGTTACCGAAACGATCGAGATTGATACATCACCTAGTTATATAAGATGGATCATTATCATCGTTATAGGATTCCTGGCGGTTTTATTATTTACAATATTGAGAAAATAAATGCTGACATTTTATAAATATTTAGACGAGAGTATCCGGACCAGACTGTTTAAAAAACAGAGCGATGAAACTATATCTATCAAGGCTGATTTTACAAACGCGATCGAATCCGGAGAAGTAATTCTTGCAACCAGTATTGTCACTGCCTACGATTCATCGGATATTGATGTGACTTCAACTATTATTTCCGGGGATCCTACAATCTTAAATCCGGCAATCACCATCAAGATCCAGGGCGGGGAAGACGGAAAAAAATATAAAATTACATTCCAGGCGATAACGACTGAACATACCTATGAACTGGATATTTTTATGCTAATTAACGACATCTAACTTATTTTTAAGGAGTATTAATTATGGATCGCGATTTAACAAAAATTTTAAAAAGACATTACCGGGTGCTTCACCGGACACCGGAAGCCTATACCCAGCCTCCCGATGCGGCCACCTTTGCCACATTTTTGGCCACATTCACCGAACTGGGTTATTGCCGGGATAAGACGATTAAATTAACTATGGTCTCGACGGAAGAGGAACCATTGGATGACGGAAAGAAAAAACACATGGGTTGGAATGGACATATAGAAGGTATTTTACTTCAATCTGCTGCAGAAGATTTTACGGCCTATGAAGCGATCGAGAATATCGAACAGGATTTATTTTTCTATTCTGAAGTTTCCGGTATGTGTATTTTTCTGCCGAATGCCATTCTGATATTTAACGAGTCTGTTTCTTCCGGTGATACTGAAACGGTGCCTTTTGAATATGATGCTGAAAATCTGGCCACAAAAGCGGCATTCAGAGACAGATTCGAAGAGCCGCTTACCTAACGGGGCGGTCTCTTGTGAGTATTAAAACAAATTTCATCCGTTTGCGCCGGAAATCCGATGATGTAAAACTGTCCGGTTTGTCCGCTTCTCTGCTTCCTGAGGGCGGATCCGCTCCGGGGGATCTTATTTCACTGGTACAAAATTCCGGTATAAACTGGCAGTATGACTTTCCGGGGCAGGTCACAAACGGAACTTATATTTTGTATGTGAACGGAGTGCCGGTTTTAAACGATGGTGAACCGCAGGAAGTGAGGATAATCCGCAACGGGATTATCAGTGCCGGCGATACGGATTTTGCAAAGGATTCATGGTAATATGAGAATCATAATTATCACATTATTTCTTTTAATCTCTTCGATCTTAAATGCCCAGCCTTATCGGCTTCGCCTGGATTCGCTCAAAATTGATTATAAACTTTATTTAGATGGTATTGACAGGATGCCGTTTTTTGAAGGTTTGGGCGATTCCAATCTGGTGCACTGGAATCAGTTATCAGATGCGGTTAAACAGCAATTGGGAGCGGGGACAGTTTATAATGCGCCGGATGATTTGACGTTGGAATTAAAGATTGAGGGTTCTGATACCACCATTGGGATTAAAGATGAAGGTGTTTTCGGATCGGCTTTTTCCCAGTCTGCCATTGATACGATAATGAAATATGGTGGTGATTCTATTTCGGTAGTTAATGATACAATTGCTTTACAAGAAAAAGATCTGGGCGTGGGTGGAAGATGTTTCTTAAAACAATTATCAACTGGTAATAAGTCTGGCGCAGGAATGCTTGTAGGCATCGATTCCTCGGATTTTGGTATTGAACCAAATAGCATCGTTATTTTTGATAATCCGAATACGGATGTTATCTGGGTCAGAGATGAATTCCTGCAATTTGGGATAATCAATGTCCTGGCTGCCGGGGCAAAGGGGGACAGTATTAATGATGATACCCAGTCCATACAGGCCTGCATGGATCTTGCCCGCGACCTTCAGATTGATATTACGGATAATTATACAGGGTTTGCTTCCGATCGCCGCGTAATCAGATCTCCTAAAATAATTATTCCATTCGGTAAAAAGGGGAAATACAGAATAACATCTCCGATTACGATTTATAACGGCCAGGATATCGAATTCCAGAAAAGCGCTTTGGTTGCCGGCACCCAGGGAATGGTCATGGTCACAACCTTACATACGTCTGCAGGGAACCCGGTCGCGACTTATGGGACGCGAAATCTCCGGGTTAAAGACATGATTTTATTCGGGAACGGCCTCGCTGAAAAGGGATTGTTCCTCAGGAATACCGGGGATGGAAGTACAATATCAAACCTGGCGGTTTACGGGGTTAAAGGAAAGACGTTCGCCGATGGAACCAGGGAATGCGATATCCCGGATCTCTCCTCTAATACAATTATAGTAGATAATGCGACCGGGCTTTTGCCTAACCAAATTATAGAGATAGAAAACTACAGCGGCTTTTTTGTGATCGAGACAATCTCCGGAACTACTGTAACCTTAAACAGGAATATAAGCGCATCTGGAGGAGTTGGAAATGTTTCAGAATTTTATTCGAGGCCGACCGGTCTACAGATCGGGCGGTGTATAGGGCTGAATATTTTCTCGCCTGAGGTCCGGTTAAATACCCTGGGGGTATATGTCGGCGATGACTCGACGGTCGGAAGATCCGCAAAGGTTCAGTTTTATGGCGCCTTTATTGAAGATAACGATTACGGGCTTTTACTCGACCGGGCGGATGCCTGTAGTTTTTACGGCCCGCTGGTTCAGCACTCGCGCCGGGGCTGGGATATTTGCATCACGAACGGGACCTGGAACAATGATTTTTATAGCCTTTATTGCGAAAGTATAAATTCAGACACGCTCGATACATACGGGACCAGAACCTTTCCGGTTATAGATATATTATGGAATTCTTTCGGGACTTCATTTCACAACCTCAGATACCCGCAAAATCCGTCTGCAGTCGGATGGCGCCGTCTTATGAGAAATTACGGGGAAAACACTTTCGTCAGTGGGCTAAAAGTTACGGACGACGATTTAATCGAGAATCCCAGCGCGGATAATGATTATGCTCTAATCGAACAGAACCAATCGAATGGCACTATCACGGTCCAATCATCATCCGGGTCCGCGAATATTCACAACCCATATTTATATGTTGTCGGGTCTGACGGATCTTACCCGAACGATCGGGCGTCTGTCTCTTTTCAATGGGCAAACGGACAAAGATTAAGCGGGAGATATAATTTTTATAGCGATACCGGGAGCGACCCTTTACTTTCTTTTTATAAGAGCGATACGACCTGGACCTCGACAGCGGCTCGGCTCTATCTGGCGATCAATGGTCTGCACCTGGGACATGACGACATTAGCTTTGCGAGTACGAGAATTTATAGCGACGCGACGAATCGTGTAAGGCTGGAAACCGGGGACACTTTTTATATAAATACCTCCTGGGATGGCGGTCAATTAAGGCTTGATTCCTGGCGAATGTGGGAAGATGAAGCCGGTTATTTACGGGCGGTCGGGACCGGAGATCCGGCCAGTGACAGCGATGGATATGAATTCTTTTTAGGCGATTCAATAAGATCAGATGCCGACTCTGTATATATTTATATTCACGGAAAGTATAGCGCATTAGAATTGAAGGCAATACCATGAACAGGTTCTTTTATGATCTAACAAAAAGAAACTGGGGATTACCCTGGCATATTATAATAGCATGGGGAATTACTGATATAGCAATGATTTGGGTGCATTGGTTCTGGATTTTATTTGGCATTACTCTCATCGGTTTTGCTTATGAAAGATATCAAGATTCAACTGGTACAGTTGAGGATATGGTAGCAAATACTGTTGGATTTATCTTTGGGGTACTGTTATGAAATATTTAATAGAAATTATGTCTATACTATTGTTATTGTTCATATCAACATTGTTTATTGGCACAGATTATTACGTTGATAAGAATAAAGGTTCTGATGCTGCCAATGGTTTAACCCCTGCAACGGCATGGGAGACTATATCAAAAGTAAATTCCGTAACATTTGATCCTGGAGATGTTGTACATTTTCGTACCGGAAATATATGGAGAGAAACACTAACAGTTCCCTCAAGTGGTATTCCAATAGAAGCTCTAATTTTTGAATTAGATGTTATATCTACTCAGACGATTGACGGTGCTTTTCAGACATCATCAACATCAGATACAGTCTATGTCTATTGGGGCGATGGAACATCCGGCAAATATGTAGGAACAACAGATCAGGCGTATTCCAAAAATTACGGCAGCCCAGGAAACAGAAAAGTTAAGATATACGCGGATGATGAATCTGTATTGACGAAATATACTATGGCAACGGTGGGTGCCAACGTACAATTTGCATTGTCAGATTTGCCATCTGGCTTGACTTCTTTTTATTGTGCTGGATCAAATACTGTGTCTGGGGCATTGTCAGATTTGCCATCAGGATTAACTTATTTTTTTTGTCTTGGGTCAAATACTGTGTCTGGGGCATTGTCAGATTTGCCATCTGGCTTGACTTCTTTTGAATGTACCGGGACTAATACTATATCTGGGGCATTATCTGATTTATCATCTGACGTAATTTATTTTAAATGTTATGGATCGAATACTCTTTCGGGTACGTTGTCAGATTTGCCATCTGTCTTGACTGTTTTTTATTGTGCCGGATTAAATACTGTGTCTGGAGCATTGTCAGATTTGCCATCAGGATTAACTTATTTTTTTTGTCTTGGGTCAAATACTGTATCTGGAACGTTATCAGATTTGCCATCTGACGTAATTTATTTTTATTGTGCCGGATCAAATACTATAAGTGATTTTACACCGCCGCACACATGGGCAAATAATTTTAATATGATGAATTCTAGTCCCGCTCTCGAATCGGGATTATCTTCATCAGAAGTAGATGATTTGCTTATTTCACTTGCGGCAGCAACCTGGGGTGGGAGTTCAAGGTCTTGTTGGCTTGCCGGAAATAATGCGGCAAGAACGGCTGCCAGTGATGATGCAGTTTCAACGCTTCAAGGTAAATCAGTTAACGTCACAACAAATTAATCGGAGTGTTAGAGATGAAAATATTATTTTTATTACTTTTTTCCTTTTCTCTTTGTTACGCACAAAACACAACAGATAGAGAAGATGAATTTAAGGCAAAAAACTGCAAACAGGTAACCAAGGCAGACATTAAGGTCAATGTAATTTCAGGAAAAGCACGTGTTATATGGGATAAATACGGCAATATTACTTATCGGCATGAAACATACAAGGGCGATGTATCAATGACATATCCGGGCTTATTTAATTTTTTTGCTGATTATGATACTAAGATAAAAGCAGATTCAGCAATAACCAAATTAAATCTTAAGGATAAAACAAATGAATATAAATTAACCGGGGATGTAAATAGATGAAGAAAATATTATTTATTTTGTTATTATTGTCTTCTCCAAATTTGAACAGTGCAGGGCTTCCGATTACATTCAGCGTATATGATTCGGCTACGGGGCTGACAGGGACGGACGCATCAGGAGCAAAGCCGATTATAGACTCTACCGGAACAGCAATTGATTTTAATGGTAAAAGTTATATCACTCTGGAAAAGATCGAGATAAGAAATGGGTTGACTAAACTTAATCTTGGCATAAATAATATAATAAGATACTGCAAATTCGACAGCGCAGATGCAAACGCACTTCTTTTAGATGGGAAAACCAATTCCGTATATTATAATTTATTCTTAAATGGCACTACTGATGCGATAGAAGTTGATTCATCGGCGAATACAATTTATAATAATGTTATTTACGCAAATGGAAACGGATTTGACGTGGATGCTGCTGTGACTATTAAGAATAACATTGTAAATACATCGGGGACAAATGATATAAATATTGCAGCCGGAGTAACGGTGACAGGTGGCTATAATGTTTATGAAGATGCCGCAAAAGCAGGAGACGGTACGTATTCTGGCACTTCATTGTGGGCGGCTGATCCCCTATTCACCAATGCAGCCGGGGGTGATTTCACATTGACTGCATTGTCACCTTGTATAAATGCAGGTACTGGTGTTGGATTGGTATTAGATTACATTGGCATCACAGTACCATCACCGACAGGGACTAACCCGGATATCGGAGCGTATGAATATAGTCAGTCGGCAGGAACAATTATAAAAAATTACTGGCCAATCTGGCCAATCTGGCCGGTTTACCCGGAACATTAAATTAAGGAGAAATAGATAATGAAGAAATTTTTAATATTATTTTTAATCTTAATCCCGCTCTGCCTGCCGGCCCAGATCTATGACCGGGGTATATTCGGGACCGAATCCGTAATCCTCGATCTGGATACCTGCGCAGTCTCTGACGACAGTTTAACTTCCCGGATAGTCAACTGGCCACAATGGCGTTCGATGCGCGGTACGCTCAAGATCTGGGGCGAAATGTGGGTATTATCGGGCAAGGTTCGGACATTCACGGTCAATTTAAAACCTTTGCATGATTATGATACAAGTGAACTGGGGATTTCCAGGGAACTGGGCACGATTACCGTCACCGATTCGGTAAAATATGAATTCAGTGTGGGAAATATCGGCGCCGGTGACTGGTGGGATATTATAAAGGGTTACCAGGTAAATTTCGTTCCTGATTCAACTACTTCAGGGGTAAAAATTAAGGGGAGGGAGCTGGCAAAATGAACTTAGAGAATAAACGTAAATTCTATATCACTGCTTTAAGTCTGATATTTTCGGCTGTATTATCAGGCATAGTGATCTGGCAGATCCCGGCCGATGCCGTAACTCTGATCGCAGCGATCGGGGCCAATGTCACGGCCGTGAATACACCGTTCATGCTATCCAATTACGGAGAGAATAAAGTAAAGGCCCAGAATGGAAAGGTCTGAATACAGGATCGGGCATCTGACTTACTTCCAGGAAGAACTGACCTATGGCCAGGATAAAAAACTCTTAAAATTCTATAATAGTATAAGGAATAAATCGTTTAAAAATGAAGAGCTAAAACTTAAAGATCTCCCTGAGATTTTAGAAAAATACAATCTCCTGGATTCATTCTTTGGTATACTTTTAAAGCCGAAATGGAACCTGGTTTATTTATTAAGTTTTAAATGGATCCGGTATTTATTATATGGCCAGATCGCCATTGATAAGGCCAAAAATACGGAGATCGGAGAGATCTTCAACGATTTTTTTTTATGGAACAGGAAGTACGTGACAATATTAAAAGAATATCTGAATACCTTGGGCTTAACAGCGATAGCGATGGAGAAAACGGCGCCGGCGGAAAAGAAGGAATAATACGGGAATCTTTTATTATCGGTGAGGAAGAGGATTTTGAAGGCTGGCTCAATTTTAAACTGATAGAAGTCAATGCATTGAACGGAGAATTTAATCATAAAAAATCTAAAAAATTGGATAAACTGCCGGTTGTCGAAGTTTATCTCCGGGCATATTCAAATTTGAAGAGGTAGTTACCTCAGAGATAATTACCTCAGAGTTAATTAACTCACAGGAAATAATAAAATGGCATTAAAGGGAAGTCAAATAGATCTGATACTCGGATTAAAATTGTCCGAGTTTTTTAATGCCAATAAAAAGGCCTGGGTTGAATATTCCAAAACCAAGGGAAAGATAGAAAAGGATCCGGTTCGTTTCAGGGAAACAGGAAGTAAGAGCCTGCTCGCCACCATGGCAAAGATGGGCGCCCTTTATCTTGTCATAACCAGGGCAATCCCTGATATGATCCGCGTGTCGAACGAGCAGGAAAAAGCCGATACCAGGCTTGCCCAGGCGCTAAAAAACGTAAATGAATATTCCGAAGAGAATTTCCGATTGTTCAAACAACAGGCATCGGCCATTCAGAATATTACGATAGTCGGTGATGAACAATCCGAAATGCTTCAGACCCTGGCGCTTAATATGGGAATTAATACGAAAAGACTTGATGAGGCAACCAGGGGAGCGATAGGTTTATCATCCGCCTTTAGTTCCGCCGGACTTTCCCAGGAAACGGCCATGAAGGGAGTCGCCCTGGCCTACCAGGGGAATTTTGAACAGCTGCAAAGATATATTCCCGCCTTAAGAACTACCAAAGATGTAACTGAAAAAATGGCCATCCTTCAAAAAGCGATGGCCGATGGATTTAAAATGGCGACTGAGGAGGCAAAAAGCGGCGCCGGTCAGATGCAGCAATTCTCAAATCTGGTGGGTGATTTTAAGGAAGAGATCGGGGATCTCATAAAAAGCGCTCTCATGCCCATGATTCAGACCGGCAAGCCGATCGTTCAATGGCTTAATGATATGGATGAGGGTACCCGGAATACAACGCTGGCCATGTCCGGGTTTATTCTTATTACGCCCAAACTAATTACAGCGCTTCGGGGTTTAAGCATTGCCATTGGACCTGCAGGTTGGTTAACCCTGGCCCTGGGAGTGATTATTACTTTGTGGCTTGAAAATGAATCCGCCGCAGAAAGAGCGGCGACAGCCATAAGAAATTATAAAAAAGCCGCCGATGAATTAAATACGGATCAAATAGAAAAAGAGATTAAAGAATTAAATGATGAAATAGAGCGGACTAAAAAATTAATTACGGAAGAGTTGGAAGAAGGTCCTAGTATATTTGATGTAATTTTAGCCGGTGCCCGATCTGTTATCGGGGGATTTTCCGCTGTAGAATTACCCGTTGAAAGATACATTGATCAGTTGGGAGAATTAAATAATAAGGAAAAAGCTTATAACGAAATATTAAAAGAGAGAAATGAAATAAAAGCAGGTGCAAAGCCCGTAATACCGGAGATCCCGGGAACTCCGGGTGCTAGAGCTCCCGCTGAAATTCTAACTCCTGACATTGAACCATTAAAAGCCATTCATAAAGATATGCTGGGTGAAGAACAGCAATTCCGATTTAAAATGCTTGATATCAGCACGCAATTTGATGAGCTGGGGATGACTGGGTTAAATGATGAATATGCGCGGAAAACAATGCTGCTCGATGATCAATTGGACCAGGTCCGGGAGCATTTAGGCGAAGAATCACAATTATACCAGGATCTGGCATTAAAAAAACTGGTCACAGAAAAGAACTATCAGAAACAGAAAAATAAGCTCGCGGAATTAGCGATTAAAGAAGCGGCAGCGTTGGGCGATGAAGTGATGCAGACTTTCCAGGCCCAGAGCAGTATTTTGTTTGGTATCGGAAAAGCGCTGGCCATGGCCAACCTGGCCATAACCAAGGGTGAAGCGATCGCCCGGGCATATAAGGATTATCCCTGGCCCTTCAATCTTATAGTTATGGGAATCCAGGCGGCCCTTGTCGCTCAACAGATCGCCAATGTTTCTAAAGTAAATTTTAAACCAACGGGTAAAAAAGAGGGCGGAGTTTTAACTTCCAGGGATATTATCGGCCGTTCATTCCTGCCTCCGGAAGAAGACGGATATTTTGCTGGTCAATTGGGCGAAATGGTGATGAACCGTTATGCGACCAGGAAATATTTTCCGGTCTTAAATCAGATGAATCGGGAAAAGAGAAGGGGATTCGCGGAAGGGGGTATTATTCAAAACGGAGATCTGTCGACACCGATCGCATCGGAAGATTTGACACTGCTTTCCGCAGTGGTTGAAAATGCTATTATATCCGGTTTTAGTAAGTCATCTATAAAGGTTAAAGGTGAATTCAGGCAATCCGGTAGAGACATGAGAGCTGTTCTTGATAAAATAGAAGAATTAAAGGAGCAGGCTTAATGGCTTTTCTTCTTCAAAAATGGGATTCATTAACCGAAACCTGGGATGATTTAAGCCAGCAGGCTCAGAAATTCGACCTAGACGTCCATTTGGATATTTTTAATGTCAGAGAGATCGAATACAACGGCCAGACACTTGTTTTGGATGATGAGAATGCGATCGAGAACGGGGATTATATGCGTTACCGAACAGACGGTTCCGCGGAGAATTTCGGGAACATGCTTTCTGATATAGATTCGGAGATGTCCCAGGCTTCAGGGCATAACTGGATTGCCGGATCCGGATCGCCGACATTCGATGTCAATACGACTGTTGCTGGTAAAATGTATTATGATGCGGCGGTAGGGTCCGCTAATCAGATTAAGCTGGATCTTCCAAATTTTTTAACGGTCGGAAAGACTTACCGGATTAAGGTTAAATTGAGATTGAACGCTTCTGGGGGAACAAATGTGATCCGGTTCGGATCCGGGATAGGTGTTGCATCCGATCATTATGTTGAATTTACGCCAACTGGAAGCGAAGTAGAATACGAAGATACTTTCACGCCGGTTTCGGGTACCGGGCATGATCAGGATTTTTTTATTTATACCTTGGCTGATTCCAGTGGCGCTTTTGAGATTGATGATCTGCAGATATATTTGGAAAGTGATCCCGTTCTTTTTTCCGGATATGTGAGCAAGCTTGTTCATAAATTAAAAGCTCAGAAATATGAATTTGATTTGGTTAATGAAATTGCCGATTTAAAAACAATGGATATACCCAGGGTATTGAGCGGCGCGGATATTAAAGAGCGGCTTTTATATGGTTTGCCTGATGATTATTCACTGGTAATTATGGATGATATTGCAGAGTTAATGATAGAATCTGCCCCGTCAGGTTATGATTCTATAACATATCCGGGAGATGAGGTAACCGGTACCGATTCGAATATTTATACCTGTAAGGCAACCCATGAAGCAGCGGCGGCCAATAAACCGATAACCGGCGGCAGTTGGTCAACATACTGGGAACTGACCGGCAGTACCGGCGGAACCTGGGAAGAGGGAAAAGAATATTCACCGATGCGTTTTAACGATCTTCTATATGATACCCTGCTGATAGGCAATGGAAATGTATCACCGGCCGGTTTGTATGTTTTATATTGTGTCGTCGTTAATCATGAATTAAGATTTTATGGTATCGATACCACAGATTCTCCGACCATTATCGATAATCAACATATAGAAGAATGTGAGGAAAGTTTAACTAACGAATTTGTATTTTTAAGCCAGAGCAACAGCATCAATGAAGATCTAAGGGGGGCCGGCGGATTAACAACCGGTGCTTATGGTTATGTAAAATGGCAGATCAAAACACATAAAATAATGACCACTTACGGGGCCGAAATAATGGACAATATCGGTTGTGCCCGTCCGGGCGGCGGAGATCCGATAAGTGGTATTATTACTGGTATCGAAAAAGATGGTTCGATGTTTACTTATGAGTTGATTTATATGGAAGAGGTACCATAATGGAAACAGTCGGTTTTAAACATGCATCCGGGGATCCTTCCTTCACGGAATTCGATGCGGTTTTGGTTATTCCGGACTGGGATGTTCAAAATACAATATATAGTGATATCAATGATAATTTAAGAAAGATTGTAGATGTCAAGCATAAGGTCTGGAAAATTACATTCGCCGCCATCGATGTTAGTGGACAAGATTTTCTTATTGATATGAAGGGTGAGGAAGCGCCGCAAATGTATTATGATTCGGCGACTTATAATATCCGGGTACTTGAATCTAACATAAAACATATCGGTTCAATGATAACGGTATCAAAGGTTGAAAAAACAACATGAAAGGGAGACTCCAATATTGTGATACTGAACTGGGGACCTATGAAGATGTCGGGACCATCAGGACAAAGAAAAATCAGGATTATAAGATTGAAGCGATTACCGGTAAAAATCGTATTGAAGAGGTTGAAGTTCTTGGTTTTCGTGTCTCCGTACGGGCTCTGGCACTTGAATTAGATCCGAATTTCCTGGATCAGAATATTTGGTATTTTAAGGTTTGTTTTCCAGACATATCAATTAAATTTGGGCAGCGTCCTTATACGATTGATTATGACGGGCTGCTCCGAATTCATGAAATTGAATATCATACGGTTGAGATCAGTTTTACAATTGATGCTGATGAATATTCATCATATGCACTTAGCCGGCATCCTTAAATAAATATTTTTTTAAATGGAAATTAATAATGAAAGGAATATTACAATACTGTGCAACCGAAGACGGAACATATAAAAATGTGGGAACGATCCGATCGGCTAAAAATCAGGATTACCGGATTGAAGCAGTTACCGCTAAAAACCGCATTGAGGAAGTTGAGGCGCTGGCCAGTCGTGTTTATGTCCGTGCCTTGTGCCTTGAATTAAATGATGATTTTTTAGACCAGGATGAATGGTTCTTCCGGATTGCTTATTTTGATGACCTGGTCATGGTTAAATTGGGAGAGCATCCTTATACTATTGATTATGATGGATTACTCCGTTTTAACCAAATTGAATATCATACGGTTGAAATCAGTTTTACTATTAATTTTGATGAATATGATTACTATGGAGATACGGAACCGCTACCGGAAGAGGAGGGCGGTATTATTGTTGAGGATGATGATATTTATATAGAATGAATCTAACTTTACCAATTTCTAGGTTTTGAAATTCTTTTACCATTGCTTAATATAAATGGATTTTTGAATTGAAAATTTATATATTTTGTTGGTTTTATTAAGAAATAATTACCATCAACAAGTTGACCCAATTCTTTGTTTTTTCTTCTATATGGGAAGATAAAGTAAGTAATTTTACCTGGATAAACATCCTTTGCTAATTTTATTATAGGGACCAAGTCAGTATCGCCTGAAACAATTACTGCCGATTCACATTCATTTTTCATATATATTTCTATTAATTTTGCTGCTACTGCTACATCTGTTTCTTTTTCTTCATGACGTAAAATAGTTGAAGCACAGTTTGGGCAAGTAATTTCTTTTTCTTTAAATCTATTCTCCTCACAAATTACACCGGTTTCTTTTAAGCATCTAATATATTTTCTATGCTTATGAACATTTCGAGGACCTGTATGGTGAGCTAGGGCTGTAAAATAGTAAACATTATTAATCACTGCGTCTTTTGAAATATGTGGTAGATAAGATTGGACAAGAGATTTAATATCAAGCCATTTCGTTGAAGCGCCGGCTAAATATTTACCGGCTTCCCTCAAGGAGTGATAAAGATTAAATCCGTCGATTATGAAATTTATTCTATTCATAATAAAAAACCCTTTGGATCGTAACCCAAAGGGGGCCAAGTGTGAACCACTTGGGGATGATGGCTAAATATAATAGAATTACTTAACATATGTCAAGTAATAAAATGACATCGTGCAATTTTCTAGTTATAAAGCACATCTGAATTATTAATGAGCTTTCGATATTTTTTCATAAAATTCCCTAAACCCTGGTCTTGCCGTCGTAGGAGCATCAGAGGAAAACTCTCCTTCAACAAATTCTTTATCTAAATCAATTTTAACTAATACCTTTTTACCTTCGATTAATTGCTTTATAAATTTTTTAGATATTAAATAATCTTTTGAAGACCAACTTGTCGAGGATACATGTGTATATTTATCATAAATTCCTGGATCTATTTCTATATCAGTAATTTCATCAAATGATTCCATTGAAATAAATTCGCCATCAATATTAAAATGTAATGATTTACCTTTTGAAAAATTACTTATGCCTTTAACAATTGCGGTTAATATTACTGAAGAATCAGGCATTTTACTCGAATGGAATAGGCCTAATTTCATAGGACTACTATATAACCATGCCGGTTCCATTTGTATCATTCTTGTACCATCAAAATCCGAGACACTTTCAGATACCCAGCCTGGACCCCCAGGTATTGTATAACATGAAAATATAAAAGGAATTATTAAAATAATTAAAAATTTCATGATTTTAACTTTAGTTTAATCCATATATTTTTTGTTTTTCCCATCACCATCATCGAGGTAAATATTTTCTTTTTCGATATCAAACATGGCGCATGTAACTCTTAATAATTTTTCTCTATGGTCCGGAGGAAGACTTGAAACGATATGTAATATCTCTTCCACATATGGTTTTCTAAAAACACCGCGTTTTTCATTTTCACTAAAGGGAGAAAATGGCTCAATTACAATTAAAGTTTTTTCATTATTAATTTCCGGGGATCCTTCACCGGTAATCAACCAGTTAAAATTTATATTCTCGCATTTGGAAAATATTAAATTCCAATCAATTTTATTTCTTTTTTTCCAGGACGATAAAGTATTTGATGCTAATCCTAGAAATTCACTTAATTTATTGTATTTTTTAAATTTATATATTTGCATCAAACGATCAATTACCAATTCAGCTAATACTTTTTCCATAAAATCTCTCTATATGCGAATATTTATCTTGACTTTCTCGCATGATGCGATTATATTTATCCAGTCTTATTTAATTCCTTGACCCATTTGGGTTACGAATTGATCTTTGAAAATAAAGCCGGCAGGAACAGCCTGTGTCATTCGTTTTAACAGCTAGGTTCACTAACAAATGCGACCAAGCATTTGCTAAACCTATGATCATGCTGCTAATCGGTAACTCTAAAAAACCATTCCGAAACCTATCTCAGAGTATTAATACTCTTCGAGGAGCCTGCCATTCATTCCTAT